GTGCCCGTCAGAAATAGACCCCCCCCGGGGGGTAGGGGGGGTGCGTTTCTTGGTCATCGTGCGTCCAAATCTTTGCAAGTCTTGATGTGGTGGCAACTTGCGCACAGACTTTGCAGGTTGCCCCATGCGTTGGTGCCACCGCGATGCAGCGGGACGATGTGGTCGGTCTGCAAATCAACGATGCTGCCGCAGTGCGCGCACTGGGGATTGCACGCCTTATGCAACTTGGCGGTGCGCGTCCAGGTGCCGCCCCTACTGCGTGCCACGGGAATGGCCCTAGCAGGCGTTCCTAGCCCTCCGTCGAATCGGATGCGCCTCACGCCATTGCCCTGCGTAGAACGGCCATTAGCGCATCGTCATCGGCGTAACGCCATGCCATGATCCACGGCCCCCTGTCCTGCCTGCACAGCACCACCGGGATCAGCCCGTCTTCCGCATCCCGAACGGCTTGCTTCATCCATTTCTCGGCGCAGCCCTGCCGTGGTGCGGTCCCTAGGTCGCCGTCCTGCAACATGGCGTGACGAATCGCCTCAACTCGTGCGATCAGCAACCCACTTGCATCGACCAGGTGAACCCGATCCGATCCCGTCAGCCGGTTGGTCCACCACTTCAACCCCCCCTGGTAACGCTTCACTTCGACATGAATGGCGATGCGCCCACCGTCCACGGGTTCGATGTCTGCCGTGCCGTCGCCACGCCGCTGGGCGGTGCGCCGCCAGGGGAAGCCAAGCACGGCTTCCATGACTACGCAGGCTTCTAGTTCGCCGTTCTTGCCCTTGCGGCGGCTGTGGGCGCCAGCGCGACGCGCGCCAGCGCCCACATCGACGCCACTCACAACGTCGGTCATGGTGTGTCCTCCACCACAGTGTGAATGCCATGCTTCACCATCAACCCGCGCGGTTCGCCTTCCATGCCGCGCTTGTCGAACCCGCCGCCGCACATCACGATCTGCCGTTCCAGGAACCGTTCCCGGTCGCGCCATCGCTTTGCTTCGGCGCAGGCGTCTTCGTGCTGCTGCACGACAACGGCGATCAGGTCTTCCACCACGTCCACGGGGATGGACCCCGTCGAAATGCTGCGCTGTGCCCGCTTCAGCAGGCGTTCCCACGGTTCACGGATGTTCTTTGGAATCTCGGTCATGCCACCCCCCTAATCCGGTGCATCAGCACCTTGCTGGCGTTGTGTACGCCTTTCATGTCTTCCGTAAGCGTCGCCAACTTGGCGTACGCGTCCACCCCAGTGCGCGCCCAGTGGGTCGTGAGAACCTCCCAGGCTTCGCGCTGGTCATGCTCGGGCACCGCGTGCTGTGCCATTACCCTCCGGCAGACGTTCGCCTGGCGGGTTGCGTCTGCTCGGGGGTCACGCTGCAGGATCCGATCCCATACCCATCCATCCACCTCCCACCCTCCGTTGGTGGCGTCAGCCACCGGGGGGTTAGGTATGGGGTTAAGTATGGGGTTAGGATCCCTGCGCAAATTTTGCGCATCTCCGGCGCAACCTTTGCGCATCTCCGGCGCAATGGTTGCGCAGGTCGATGCGCAATGATTGCGCATCACGACGTAGCGCAGTGCCTTCCCACGGGTGGTCGTGGTCAGCCATCCAGCAGCGCGCAACTGGTCGATTGCCATCTGCAGCGACCGACGCGACAGGCCGCACTTTGCGGCCAATTTCGCCTGGGATGGATAAGCCGACTTGCCGTAGTCCAACAGGGCTAGCAGCACGATCTTGGCCGTAGCCCGCATGGGGGACGCCCACACTTCATCCCGTAAGAGTCCATGCGTTGACGGTTGTGATGCATCGCAGCCGCGCTTGGGGGAAGACGTACCGATCTTCCATGCGTCCCGTGTTCCGTTCATCCTTAATTTCCTCTTTCGTAGCCCAGCCAATCACCGTAAACCGCGACCCCGTAGCGACCACCAGCAGATACGCATCGGCTTCAATGCCGCCGATGCGCACGATCAGGTCGCCGGATGCCCGGCTAGTTGTCTTCACGTCAATGGTGCGCCCGTTCAGTTCCATGTCGGATCCGTACTTGCGCGCCTGGTCATCCCAGCGGGTGGGCAGGCGGAGACACATCCGCGCCGCCCACTCGCCGCCCACGCCGATGTAGTCGATGCGCGCACGTTCCTCGGGAGTCCGAACGCCAACGCCCACACTGCGCTGCTGGCGGTTCGGAATGCCCCCGATGTTGGACGTGCGACGCATCGCCACCTGGTTGATCCAGGCGACATCGGATTCGTCGGGGGTGTATTCGGGGTGCCAGTTCAGCAACCCGCACCACGCTTCCCCGTGCATGGGTCAGACCTCCAAATCGACCACGTCGATACACACTTCGCCGCGTTCGCCTTGCTTGTTGGTCTGCGTTTCAAGCACCACCTTCACCATCCGCCCGGACATATCCGGCAGCGGCTTGAAGGATGTCCACTCAGGGTTGGGCTTCCCGGGTTCGCCTTCCAAGGCAATCCGGTAGTACGGCTTCCCGGCCTTGCTGGTCAACGTCTTGACTGCCGAACAAACTCCGCGAACTTCGCGCAGCGGGCCGGATTCGCCTTTGGTGGGCTTGGTTCCACCTGGACGCACTGGAAGGCGTCGGACGCCCTCGGTGCCGTCCTGCGACGGCTGCGCTTCGTCCTGTGGCATCTCCTCAGCCAGCGAGGTTTCCGCGCCGATGATGGCGCACGCCCAGCCCATGACACCCTTCAGCGCGCGACCAGTGGCGCGGGTCTGCGCCATCGCCTGGCGGGCGAAATGCGGGCGGCTGTTCCAGGGGCGTTCGTCATCGAACACGGACGCGACGCCGCGCCCAACCACCTGCCCCGACTGCATGACGGTAGCGGTTGCCTCCCAGTAGCCCGGCAGGTCATCGGTGGCCGGGACGTGCCGCACCGATTCGATGCCCGTCGTGTAGCCCAGGGCGGTGGCGATGGCCTGCGCCCCTGCCACCATGAGGTAGGCGCGCCCCTGGATGCGGTTCATGTAGTGGGTCTGCACCACGTCCCGCACGGCAGTGATTGCCTGCTGGTTCCGGGTGTGCAGTTCCATCGGGCTGTGCAACTGGATGGCACTCACGCGGCACCCCGCGTTTCCAGTTCCATCACGCGCTGGATTCCCATCGTGATCAGGAATTCAGCCTGGCCGCGCACGCTGCGCTTGGCGACCACCGCTTCGGCAATCAGCGACTGATAAACCGATTCCCCGATCCTGATTTGCTTCGCGTTCTCAACTGCAAGAACCCGCGCCCGTCGGCGCGTCTGCGCCGTCCTTTCATCTTGTCCGGTCATCTTTGCTCCAGTGGCTGGAGCGCGGAAAGGTTCGCTAAATTGGTTGAATGCGTGTTATGATAAATTGCAATCTGTTAAACAGGGGCAACGTTATCAGCATCCACCGCAAACTGGTGCAATCCGCGCTTGGCACGGATACTATCGACCAGCCGCCGGATTTCAAGCAACTTTCCCTGCCCCGTAACAGAAATTTCTGCGTGTTCAGACGCGCCCCGTAACCTGCGTTGGTTATGCGTTTCCCTATCTGCCGCTGCGCGCAGGCGTTGCACCGCGCGCGACTTGCAGGAACCGACTTTGAACCGCCAATCCCACGGGCCAGCCGGGTCCGCCGTTAACGTCCATTGGCCTGGCGGGTCGGTATCCATGCGCGCCAGCCACCATTCGCCCCTGGTGGCGTCCCTTCGTTCCATAGCCGTCCGAATGCTTGGATTCATTCCCGGATCGTAGCGCGTTTGCCCCACGATCAACCAGTAAGAATCCTCGAAATCAGCCTGGACAACCAGGCGGGCGTCCAGCGGTTTAGCACCTGTTTCCGCTTGGCGCAGCCGCATCCCGGGCTGGCCTGCACGCCCATCCCGCTGGCAACCACGCCCACCACGTCGCCCAAGCCATGCGTGGGCTTTGGCGTTGCAAGACTTACTTCGACGCCGTCTTTGTACGTCTTGCCGTCCTTGAACGAGTACAACGCCATCAGAGAACCTCCACAGTGATGCCCCAACCAATTCTATTGAGCAGATCCATCATTTCCTTCACGTTGCACGGAGTTCCGTCAATCGTGATGCAGTCATTTGAAGGGATCGCGCAGGTTCCTGGTGGACCAACGTAGACCAATTCGTAGATGCCTTTTTCCATCTGACACTTGTTTGCCAGTGAGTCCACGGAGTTTCGGCACTTTCTAAACGTGGCAATCACTGATCCCTGGGTCACACACCAAAACTCGCCATCAGCGTCAGCCAATCCAAGTTGCGCAAACGACAACGCCCTGGGGAGAGTAACTCTGCCCGGTGAATTTGGGATCAGACTTCCATCGCACTGGAAAATGTTGTTTGCGTTGATGGCTGTAGTTGGGATATCTGCGAGAAGTTCAACAGTAATACGAGAGTATCCGTTGTCCTCTGGATTTCCTGAACACCCAGCGCCGCACCACCATTGGGACGGATTGAACGTCGGGCCGCTGCATGGGATCATTTGCAGAATGCGTCCACGCATTCGTCCCTGCTTGATTGGCGTGTTGCCTTCCATGAAAATGAAATCGCACCGAATCTGTTCGCAGTCTGTGCAATCATCGCAGCAGCACGGTTGTGGCTGATCGCTGCAACCGCCACACAGTTCCCCGTAATAGGCTGCAATACTCACCACTGGGGAAGACGCGTTTCCGCCGCCACACAGTTTCCATGATCCTGGACCAAAGGTATGGGATCGACTCACGGACTTGTATTGCAAGAACGCGCAACCGGCTTCCACCAGTGTGGTGCCGTCGTAGCACTTGAACTCGGGAGATCCTGGACCGCAGTTGCGATCTACCGCGTACCACCCTTCGTTCCATCTGTAATCGCAAGTCAAATTGAAAGTGCGTGGATCGGCAGGTGTGTAGGTGATGTTTGAATTTCCCCAGTAACTATCGCCTAGCAGAAGATCATCTCGGCACGGAACGCAGTCCGGATAGTTGATGTACTGTGGCCAACACCTGATGCATCCAGTAGGTCCAACTGCTTCGTACGAACCTCCTGGCCCGCCGTCATAGGTATCGCAGTTCGGTTGGTAGCAGCCGGGGATTCGCACCGATGCGCTGATGCGAACCGACGGAATAATGAATCCGCTGGTAGCACACGCCGTGACAACAGAAGCGCAGTTGCCATTGGTGCAAGTGCCACCGCAGCAGCATCGACGCCTACTCACTTGATTTCCCTGCTCCGACGGCAGACCAGGTATCCGGCGATCAGGCCGGACAGTGCCATCGCAGCCGCGAATGCAAGACTGCCCAAAAGACTTTCTGCCGATGCCAGTTCAACGTTTGCGAGCATTCGATGCCTTCACTTTCTGCTTGCGGCCTGCCGTCAGCCCGATGCTGCACCCCGACGCGAAGGTGACAAACAGCAGCGACGCCATCCATATCGTGTATTGCCACGGTGCCAGGTTCATGGGATGGGTATCCAGTTCCGAATCGTGTATAGGGCGGCTGCGCCGCCGATGACAATCGCCGCCACGGAAACGTACTGCAGGGTGACGTAGATCGGGTGTTCGTCATCCGAAACAAACGCTACGTGCTTCGATACGTCATCCACCGATGCCTGCAGGTCGTCCAGGTCGCGGCGCGCTGCATCGACGTGGACTATGGCAGACCCCAACGCCTGGCGGGCATCAATGGCCGAATGGGCAATCGCTGCCGTGTGGTTGGTGCAACCGGCCAGCGTCAACAGAATTGCGGCTGCGGCCAGTTTCAACTTTCGTCTGCCCAGTAGTAGGCGATGGAAGAAACGGTCTGCCCGTCTGCGTTCACGACGATTGCACCTGCTGCGTTAAAACCTGCAGGCGGCCCACCACCAATCTTCAGCGAATCCGATGCAAGAACTGTGAACGGTGCCGAATAGGTAATCGTGGGGCCGTCGTTCTTTGAGTAGTAGAGGGTGGGCGGACCCATGAACGTCGGAACAGCAGTTAGCGAAATTGTGGCACCGCCCACCAGGGGCGCAAGCGATACGTTTTTCGCCAACGCCTTTAACGGATCCCCGCCCGAATCGTTAGCCCAGTGCGGTGGAAGTTCCATAGATGAAACCGTGTCCAGGCTTCCGAAATTAAGTGTCACGCCAGCGAATCCGCTGGACCCCGTAGCCATGCCCTTCCGCATCATGTTCTGAATCATGGGATTACCTCCGATTCGGTCTGTACGTTGATGTCTGAAATATGCAGGTTCTCGCTGGTGGCGGTCGGGTCGGCGTACAACGTGATCGTGCCCCACGCGCTGCGCGCCAGCGTCGCGGTCTGCGCTGCGGTCCAACTGCAGGTGGCGGTGCCACCAACAGCCGAAACAACAGTTCCGGTCACGTTCACAGACACGCTGCCGACGGTTAGCCGCGCCTTCGGCGTGTACCCCGTCCAATTGAAATTGCCTCCGCCCACTTCACGCACATGGAAATCCAGCGTGAACGCCGATCCTGGCGCAAACGTCTGCGTGCCAATGTAGGTAGACAGTTGAAGATTTGGCATCAGGAACACCTAATAGGGTTTGGTCGGTCGAAGTACGCGTAGGCTTTGCCAGCCGTGTCGTAAATGATCGACACCTCGGCGACGGCATTCAGGTCGGTGACACGCCACGCGCCAGCAGTGAAGACGCTTCCCACTGGTCCGACAGTTGCCGGAGGGGAAGAAATGTCCATGCCATCGACAGTAGTGGCGTCGTTGAACTGTTCGCGCAGGTTCTTGCAGGTCGTGCTGGTGAACCACTGGTCGGATGTGTTCGGCGTCAGCCCCGACGCGCCAACTGGCGTCCACAGCGCGATGGTGTAATTCCACTTGTTGGAACCGATGGAAGTGGCGGCACTGATCTTGCAGACCGCGCGCGCAACCACGAGTGCCTTTTTGGCCTGTGCTGCTGCCCATCTCACTGGTTCCTGGTTCTCGGTTGAGAACCGCGCCGCATCCGTCCAGGCGTTGCATACTGCCGCGTTGGCCTTGCCAAACAACCCACCACTAAACAGCGGATTGAAGTACGTCACGGTGCCACCTTCGGGAACGCCTTCCCAAGTTCGGTCACGATGTCCGCTGGCAGCATGGCCGTATGGTCGGCCAGGGTCGTATACCGCTGGTACCAGCCGACTTTGTCAGTTTGGAAGACCTGCTGCCCAGCGAAGGTTCCGCCAGGCGTCAGAATGGGCGCGCCCGTTGTGTTTGGGCACGGAACTTGTTCAAGGTGCATCAGGTTGTCGAACTGCCAAACGTGGACCAATCGCCAACACTCCTGCTCCAACGTCGCCTGGCAACCGCGATACAACAGGGTGCCCACTTTGTAGTTGTTGTTGAACATCACGGTGCTATTCCGTGTGCCCTGGTTTGCTCCGAAGGTGTACCAATCGGGATCTGCGGCAACGTTGGTTGCGCTGGTGCTAGTACGGTCGTGGATGTATTCCAGCGTGATGGTTTCAGTGGCGATTGGCAGCGGGCGCGGCGTCCCATGCAGATCAAACTTGGTTCCGCCAATGTCGGTCGGCGGCCAGCTGACGGTGCCGTTTGCAGGCAACGTGGTGTAGCCACGGTACTGGTTCAAGGTTCTTTCCCCTGCCGTCCTGGTCTGCTTCGCATAGATGCCAGTGGGATATGGATTCACGTTGGACGTGTAGACGGCTTGCACCTGCCACGCGTACGGACGCGAAGATTCGGGGACAAGCGAAACCGTCCGGCAAATCATCTGCTTGACCCACGCATCGTCTTTGTGGATTTCCGATGGCGGGCGATTTGTCGGTCGCGGCATCCCGGCTTGCAGCAACATATTTGAGTCGCCGGGATACGGGTCTGCATCAGACGCTGGCGACCACCGCACGATGTAGGTGCAGGTGAGGGTCGATTCCACGCCTTTCTGCCCGATTGACCACAGGCGGCTACCAGCGCGTTCTGCGATAGTCCATGTTCCCACTAGCGGCCACCTTTCAGGCTGTCGCGGATCTGCTTCAGAACCTCGGTTTGCTCTGCCATCTCGGTGCTTCCAGCCATGCCGCGTCCTGGTGTTTCGTTCTGATAGGCGTAGTTCTGCGCGTTGAACAGTTCGCCGAATTGGTTCCGCCCACCTTCGCTAGTGCCGAATGCACCAGCGAAATCGCCGCTTAACACCCTTTCCCATCCGCTTATCACGGATCCGGTCAGTTCGATGCCCATGTCGGCAATCGAACCCATGTTCGACTTCAACCTGGCGGTAGCACCCATCCCGGCGTTCATCGCGCCCGCGTTGCGTTCCATGCGCGCGGCTTCGCCTGCCTTGATGTCGGATTCTGCTTGGGTAGCCTGAATCGCGCCGGGGGTAAGTGCCTTTGCTATCCGCACGTTGTCCTGGACGGCGGCCACGTCTGCGGCAATGCGCGCGCCTGCCGCTGCGGCGGAATACTTGTTCGCAATGGCGTTCAGTTCGCCGAACCGCTTATCAACGGCGGAAAAAATCTGCTGCAGCGCAGACATACCCATCTCTGCCATGCTGATGCCAGCGGATATCGCCGCCGACGTGGACGCACTCGCGGCAGACTTGTTGAGTTTCTGCAGTTCCTTGTTGGTGGCAGCCACCCCCTTTGCCACGCCACGCGGGTCGACCTCGGCAACAATGACGGCCTTCATTGACTTGTCAGCCATTGAACACCCCCGGATCCGTGCGCAGCCACGGGAACAGTTGATGCGGACGCTGCCCTGTCAGTGCGCAGGCGATGACGCCCAGCAGGTGTTCCCTGCGTTCCTCACTGGTCAGGTGGTTAGAAAGTGCTGCGTCCATCTGTAGTCGCTGCTCCGGGCTGGCTATGCGCCAGTGCCGCCTTTCGGCGGCTGTGTAGGGCGGGTGGCGTTCACCTCGGCAATAAGTGCCCCGGCGATTTCCGCGTCGATGGATCCGATGTCCGTGCCGGGCGCGAACAGCGGGGATCCGTCCTGGCAGGTGCAACAGGCCACCCACCAGTACGGGTTTGCGTTCGCCGTCAGCACGTCTGCCAGGCGCGGGCGTCGGATCAGCACGGGACCGATACCGTCGATTTCGACGGTACGCGGCGCGGCTGGTGCGATCTTGGCCGGGTCAATACTCAACCCTGTTCCTCCCAAGTGAGTTCCCACATAGCCGCGCCCGTTCCATCATCAGAAATAGTCGCGCTGGTGATTTGCACGTTCATTGACGCGTAAGCCACGCTGCCCTGGTCGGTGTAGGCCAGCGTCAACGTTGCGGTGGCAGCAGCCACCAACGTTGTCGGGAACATATGCGTGCGCAGCGCAGTATCCGTTGCCGTGTCTCGATACAGGGACAGACTGCCCGAACGCCGGACTCGTCCAGGTGCTCGCTTGGTGATCCAATCACCGATCTGCGTCACGTCCAACGAATCCCGTTCCATGTTGATGGTGATGGACTTTGCCTTCGTGGAAGACTGCCCGCTGAACGAAACCGTGCCACCGTAGCCTGCAATAAGTGCCATAGTTAGTCCTCCTGGACCAATAGGGTCAGAGTGATGGTGCCGACGCGTTCCGCGTCCTGCTGCCCGTCATCGGGCGTAGCGGTGCTGAACGCGATGGCAAACGATGCCAGCGCGATGCTGCAATCAAGTGCCGTGTAGTTCAGCGGGCCGTTGTCCAGTTCCGCGACCACGTCGTCAATCAGCGTGCAGACCGCAGCCACCGTATCAGCAACGCAGTTCACTTCGACGCCGACGGTCCAGTGGTTTAGCGCACCCGCGCCCCGCATCTGCACGGCCATTTCCATGTTTGTGATCTCGTAGACGTAGCACGGTGTGGGCGTTGCAGCGGTGCGCAGCCCGCTGCAGACTGCGTTGCCTGTGCCGTCTAGGAGGTCGAATATCGCTTTGTGGATGTCAGTTACGGACATTCTTATCCCCCAACGCCTTGCGCGCCTGGATGATGATTTGGTCCGCCACGTCTTGCATCGCGCGCGACAGGTTGGCGTGCGACCACGCAAGGCTGCGATTGGCACCAGGAATCGACCTGCCGGATCCAACGTGCTTGAATCCCTGTTCCAGCAGGTGGTAAATGCGCTGGCGTCCACGGGCTTTTGCACCGCCCTTGCGCCCGTACTGGACGCCCAGCGCGGCGCGCATGGTGGCTGTGTCGCCGCTGCCGATGCGCTTGGGGGAAGACAACTGCGTCGCAGCCGCAATTGCCTTGCGGTGCGGTGCCTTGCCACGGTAAATCGCCGACTGCCACCGCTGCCGTAGCGTCTTCACATACGGCTGCAGGGCTGCCCGAATGGCCTTTTTCCGTATCGACTCCGACAGCGCACGGGGAAGGCCATTCAGGACAGCCTGGGCAGAGGAGGAATCAGCGGTGAACTTAATCACGGTAGCACCTCCGTTGCTTCGATTTCCAGCCGTCTGCGCCGCTGGTCGCGGTCCCAGCAGGCACGCACGTTGAACGTGCGGGTGCTGCCACGGTCGGTCCACTGCAATCGGCTGCGGGTTGTGATTGAGGGGTGCCAGGTAGCGAGCATCCGCCAATCGGTGCGCACCGCTGGACCCATGTCATCGACCACTTCCATCGTGTTGGCAACTTCGACGTGGCACCACACCGTTGCGATGCTGATCCATGATTCATCCGCCTGGCCGAAAGCGTCCACGGTTCGCACCGGGTTCTGCACCGTCATGGGGATCCGCAGCATCCCGGTTGGAACGTGCCCGGCCATCAGCCGATGCCCTTCCCCATCATGGCGCAGATCCGATCCCAATAATCTCCTGGCAGCGTCACGGTGTCATCGCCGCGACTTGCTTCCAACTGGATCGTGCGCTGCAGCAGTGCCATTTCCAGCAGCGGATCCAGCGTGTTACTTCCGACAGATACCGTCAACGTGACCGGGTAGGTAATTCCAAGCGGCATCTGCGCGTAGTAAATCCCGTTCAGAATGGCCGTCTTCAGTACGACTGCGGTCGGTGTGGTTTCGTAAACAACCGCAGTCACTGGCTGGCGTTCCAAACGCACCAGCCGTTCGTCGTTGTCCGGTTCGGCAGCAACGTACTGGTAGCGCGTGACCGGATCCACGCACCACCCGGTGCGCTTTTCCAGTTCGGCCTTTGCCGATTCCCACGCCATAGCCAGCGCGGGGTCGTCTTCGGTGTGGCCCTTCCGGGACCAGTTCCGCACCTTGGCATAGTCGATGGGCATCGGAATCCTCACAGCGCGGGGTGGGTGGGTTTCCCCACCCACCCCTGCCGGATGAAAGGATCTATTAGGTCAGCGTGATGCGCAGGGCAGCGACGGCCTTGGGCCGGACCACGCCGCTGTTGGCGAACACCATGCCCTGGAACTTGACCAGGCCGGGGGTGGTGACATCATCGCGGAACATATTCACACCGCCCCACTCACGAATGGCGAACGCCTCGGACACGTTTGCGAACATCAGCGGGATGCTGTTCGCCACGGCTGCCGTCTGACGGCCCGGGGCGTACGGTGCGATGTAGACCGGGCGACCCATCAGCGTGAACGGTGCGGCGTTGGTGATTCCAGCGTCGGACGACGGCACGAACAGCGGCACATTGGACCCGGACGCAGCGACCAACTGCGCAATAGCGTAGTACGCATCCTGCGACATGATCCACGCAGCCGACGACCAATACTCGGCGGGCAGCGTCTTGTAGCGAAGTTCGGTCAGGCGTGCGACAGTGAATGCAGCATCCCAACCTGCACCGCTGGCGTGCGCCGCGCTGTAACTGTTCACCAGACCCTTGAAGTTCGGTACGTTTTTAAACAGGCCAGCGGGCTGGTTGATGCCGCTGCCGATGGTGTAGCCGTACTCCAGGCCACGGGCAATCTGCCGCTGCAGGTTGTCCATGACTTCGGTTTCAATGTCGAAATCCGACTGCCGCACAACCCACTGCGTCAGTTCCGACTTCGGCAGGCCGCCGACGGGGTTCATGTTGACTTCAGTCCACGCGCCGTCGACGGCGGTCTGCGTATTGGCTGCTTCCGTCGTCCAAAAGGAAGACGTAGCGGCATCGGTCTCAAGGGTGTTGACGCGCATGGTCACGCTGCCCTTGACGCCCGTACGGAGGTCAGCCAGGTTGCGCACCACGGTGTTCCGTTCCAGGTACTTCAGAATGGAAGCCTCATAGACCTTGGGCACCAGCACGCCGCTGGATGACGCGGTGTCGATGGCGCGGGTTTCCGGCGCACGGCCACCACGGCACCATCCCAGCCACTGGTCGCGGTACTCGGTGGTGGCGGTCCAATCGGTGTTGCGCTTGTTGCCGTCTTCGACAGCCTTTTCCATCGCGCTGTAGGACGCGAACCGTTCGCGCAGTTGCGCGGCGCGGATCTCGCCGTCGATCTTCTGCAGTTCGTTGGCGACTTCGTGGCCGCGCGCTTCCTGCTCGACAGTCATTTCGGACGCGGTCAGAATCGTGTCGCGTTCGGCAGTCAGTGCCTTGCGCTTCTCATGCATTTCGGCAATCTTCATTAGATGCTCCTCAATCGCAGACGCAGACGGGCAACGCCGCTGCTGTTGGTTCGCGCTTCGGCACTTGTCTGCGGGTAAGCAGCGCCGGTCGCCTCAATAATCGAAATTTCGCGCAGATCGACAGACTGCAGGGTCCGTTCCGATCCGTTCCAGGTGTCAGACTTGACGTAGAACCCGAAAGACATCTCCGTCATAACGCCCGCTTCAACCAGCGCGCGCACGTCGCGGGCGCGCTGGGTGTCCGGCAGGGTCACTTCGTAGGCAAGGCCAGTGCCATCGGAACGCAGCGACAGCAGGCCGGAAGCACTGTTCGCCAGCAGTTGGCTTCGGTCGTGCCCAACGAGCAGCGACACGTTGCGCCCCTCGATGCCATCGAATGCGCCTGGCGCAATTCGTTCCACGAACGGCTTGCCGCCGTTCAGGCCACGGATGGTCAGCGGCTTACTTGGCGCGTTGTAGATGGCGGCATAGCCGCCCAACTTTCCAGCGTCTGCGCGCAGCGTCCCGGTACGGATTTCAATCATTGCCCGTGCCCTCCGTTTCCGGTGCGAACGCGGCAGCGGCTGCGCCGCCAGGCATGGACACCGTCGGCGTGTCGTAACCAACCAGCGGCGGTAGGCCGATTGCCAGGCGTGCGTCGTTCGGGCTGGCGATGCCTGCAAGGACCAACTTGCTCCAAGCCGTGCCCTGATCCTTCAGACTGCCGCGCGTGATGGGGCGCGTGTCAACGACTGCGTACTCGCCGGGCGCGCACAGTTTGCGCGTCAGTTCCGATTCCCACGCCGTTGCCCATGCGCTGATTGCGCCGTCGGCGTAGGCGCGCGCGGTTTCCGCCTGGCTGGACAGCGCGCCGCCGCCCTGCTGGAACAGCATTTCGGGAGGCACGCCGAACGCGCGCCCGATTTCCTGCACGCTGAAACGCCGGGAGTCGATGCTGCTGGTGCTGGTTTCCTGGCTAATGCGTTCCGCAGTCATGCCTTCCCGCAGGATCAGCGGGCGGCTGGCACCGTCTGCGGTGGCGTGCATCGTCTGCCAGGCGTTGCGAATGGCTTCCACGGATTCGTCGGACAGCGCGCCCTGGTGCCGGATTGCAACCTTGCCCATACTGCCAGTCTTAATCAGCGCGCTGTGCGCTGATTCCTGGTCTGCGGCCAGGCGCATGGCAAATCCCGACGCGTCCATAGGCGACACGAACCACGCGGGATTCATCGGATCGGGGAACGCGCCCAGGTGCAGCACCTGGTCCTGCGTAAGCACGACGTTGTTGATCCGGTACTGCACGCCCTCCTCGGTCAGTTCCGCAACTACGGAACCGATGGGCACGGGCTGCAGTTCGACCACCATCCCGTTGTTGTCGCGGCGCAGAACGGCGATTCCGTTACCGTCATTCAGCGCGCATGACGTGAGGTAACGTCGGAATTCGAAGGAAGACTGCCAGCGGCTGGCTTCCCGGTTCAGCAGCGACGCCACAGGCGAATCCACCAGCGTGCCGTCCTCGCGTTCGATGCTGATCGGCAGGCGCGCGATGTCGGCGGAAATCAGCTGGATGGCGCGCACCACCGCAGGAATCTGCGTGATGGCGACGGGTGCCGACGCGGGTGGGGTGTTGTAGACCACCACCGCGTTGGAGTAGCCGAAGATGCGCGAGAGGAATCCCACGCGCGGCATGGAACAATTCTGCCCCGCATCGTCAAGCGTTTATTCCGTACTTGCACTATCCAATGGGACACCTGCTACGCACCAGCCCGGTGGCTTCGCGTACTTGGTGATTCTCCATCAGGAATGCAGCCATGTTGCCAGCGACCACCGCGTCCGTGTTGCCTGCGCTGCGCCCCTTCACAGGGCGCGTGTTCCCCACGTTGTCACGGATTAGACGCACCGCATTCAGCGCGGAACGCAGCACTGGGTCGGGTTGGTAGAACAGTTGCTTCGACTTCAGCAGCGTGCCCCACAGGTTCCAGGCGGGTGCCATCGTGCGGATGGATTGGTCGATGGCGACGACCGGCCAGCCACGGTCCTGCCATTTGCGAACGAATCTCGCCTGGGATGGGTGCGGGTCCACGCCAATCTTTCGCACTTCGTAGGTCTGCATGGCGTCTTCTAGTGCCGCCGTAATTACCTCCATGTCGTGCCATTCGCCTGGCATCTTGCGCAAGTAGCCCTGCTCCACCCATGCGCCGATGGGACATTTGCTACGGCGTTCGTCCAGGGCCATGTCCATGCCAGCCCACCAGCAGATATTGCGCGCGCGGATGACGTTCCCGTCCACCACCATGATGCACAGGGCTGTTAGGTCACACTGTGAACCGTATCCACCGCGCGAAAGATCCAGCCCGATGACGGCGGGCGCGCCGCGTAGCCGCGTCCAATCGGTGTCTTCCATCTGCCGTTCCAAGACAGACAGGTCAATATCGGTGGTTGCTACTTCGTGGTAGCGGCACGCAAGTTGCGTTTCAAACTCGGCAATTTGCGCTGGATCGCCGCTTTCAAGCATGGTGCGGGCGGCCAATTCCAACTGGCTGCGGTCGATCAGCACCCCCAGCGCGGGGTGCGCTTTCTGCCAGGTGGATGGATCCGCCGCCTGGTCATCCCTGTCTAAGCCGTACAGCAGTGCCCACCAGCCCGCCGGGAACGCTTCGCCGCTGTCCAGCGCGCGTTCGCAGGCGTCCAAATACCCCGCAATCGGGCGCGTGCGCTGCTCGGGGTCGGGCGTCGTGATTAGCAACGCTTGGCTGGTTGCGAACTTGGCAAGACCTGTCAGCAGGCGACCGAACGCGCGTTCCATGCGCGCCACTTCGTCGGCAACCACTAGCCGCACCGTCAGGCCGTCCAGTGCTTTGTCCGTACACGGCAGGCTGGTGTAGCGGTGCCCGCCGTGCCGCACTTTGCCCGGGTGTGCCGGGCTGCTGCCGCCTGTCGCGGTCCATTCTGCTTCCGCGCCGCCCAAGGTTTGCGCCATCACGGCCAGGCGTTCAAACGTCTTCTGCGCCAGGCGACCGTCCGGCGCAACGCTGGCAAACTCCAGCCGCCCGGTTGGGTCGCGCATTGCCGACGCTATCAGGCTGGCAGCGAACTCGGTCTTGCCGTTGCCGCGCGCCATCGTCGTGAGCAGCACCTTCACGGCTGGCGTATCGGTGCGTCGGCCATCGACCACGCGACGCATTGCCACCATGAGCATGGCGATCATGCACTGGAACGGCAGCCACACCAGCGGTTGCCCTGCCCCAGCCTCTGCGCCCTGGCCGCACTTCAGCGCGAACGCGCGCGCAGCCTCGGCTGCGTCTTCGTCCCACCACACCCCGTTGCCGTCGGGGTCAGCACGGTGCGCGATGTAACGCGCGCACGCCGCGCGCACCCGAACGTTCGCAACGATGGCACCGTCCACCACCTCCCGGGCGTAGGCGTCGGCCTGCTGGGCGCATAATGGCACCGCCTTGCGGTGCTTACGGCGCGCGTTCGTTTTCGTGG